TTAGCTAAGTAATCTATTAGTATGTTTAATTTTTCGTGCATATTGATTACGTTTTTTAGTAGGATTTCTATTTTTTCTTCTTCAGACATTTTATCGTTTCCTTATTGATTTACTCAATAATTTATTAAACTTCTTGCTAAATTCCTTGTATATTTTATCAACTAAAGCAGATGTTCCTCTTATTAGTAGTTTTCCTTGACTTTTAGCTACTATAAATTCTCTTTGTGGCACGTTTACGCTATGCCCATCAGGTTTTTTCCAAGTATATGAACTTTCTCTATGACTTCTGTAAGGTATACCTTTGTCAGTTGGTTTGTTTGCAGTAATACCTCTTTTGCTACCCTTTAAACTATTGGCTAAATTGCCTGTATCAAATAAAGGTCTTGCACTTGGGTCTTTTTTCTTTCTTGGGTTTTTATCTGACAATTTAGGCTTTACTTTACCTTCTAAAATGTAACGAGAAGATGTTTGTGCTACTTTATGCGACAAACCTTCATTAACAGTTTCAAATAACTTATTACTCTCTAATTCTTTAAGAGCTTTCTTAAAATCTATATTATACTTAACTTCTATTTTCATCTTCAGGTTCTACTATTGGTTCTTTAGTTTCTTTGTTTGCTATTAGTTTAGCTTTTGCTTCTTCTATAGTTAAGTCTTTATTGTATTCAACCATTAGTTCGGCTTTGCTCATCAATCCTAGTGATAGTCTATGATTATCTAGTGCTATCTGATCTTGAATTGTCATTGGGTACTCAGGCTCATTAAAGTCTAGTTTTAAACCTTCTGGCATACCTATACCTAATGTTTGTGCTATTTTACGTTCAACTTGGTACATTTCGTGTTCATATTGTGTCCATAGTGCTAAATCGTCTTGATAATCTTCAAAACTCTCTAAATCCTTAATTTTTAAAGCTATACCACTAGGAGTTTCGCCACCATCTTGTGCAAATTGTACAGATAAGTGGTTATTTTGTGCTACAAGCTCCATTTGAAACTTAACATTTTCTATAACCTTGTTAATATCACCTGCTGGAGATAAAATGTTGTAATTTGCATCAGAAGGTAGTTCTAAAATAACATCTGAACCAAATCTTTGATTATTTCCTAAATCTGCACCTGATACTACTGGTTGTCCAAACATTTGAAACCTTAAACCAAGTTGCATCTCTGTCATAGTAATGTTTATGTGTTCATTAGCACTCATTATGTCATTTGCACCTTCTACATAAAAAGCATCACTTTGATGTTCTCTATGTGTGAATACAAATGGTAATGTACCATATCCGTGTGGTTTTTCTTCTATTACTCTACCATTTTCGTCAAATATAATATATACTTCGTCATTCCAATGTATGTATTGACAAATCTCAGAATTAGATACTTCATCTGTATAATTCATTAAAGGATATGAAATAGCTACAGGTTTAAATGGATCTGCACCAAAGAAAGGATGAAAATAATAAATAGGCTGATAATCAAAGTGAGGCATATCATCATCTACATACATAATCCTACAAGCTATAGTTCCAATTAAACGTGTCATTCTTTCTATGTGTTTCATTTTAGAATCTTTTAGAACAGATATTTTATCATATTTTTTATTAACATTTCTATCAGCACCTACTGTATATACTCTTGACATTTTATTTATAAACTTTTTAGTTATATTCGCCTCGTAAGGTGGAACTTCTCTAAAAGCATCTAAATCAAATCTACCTTCTATATAATACTTTGTATTGTTACCATTGTAATAATCTAACAATTTGTGTACATAACCTTCTCTCATCTTGTGGTTTTCTATTTTTAGTGCGTTCAAGCTCTCTTTTACAGCTTGTTTTGAATAATCATATATCATCTGTTCCTCACTTTTATCTGTCTGTTTTTAATTGGAAAATGGTTAATAAAAAAATATCTTAATTGGTCACATCCGTGGTCGTGGTATCCATCTTTTAATGGGTCTTGTTTTAACGGCTTACTATCTTGTGCTTCTGGGTATCTGTAACTTTCTAAATCTTCTGCCATACCTATACAGTTATTGTTTAAATGTAAGTATCTTTCGCTATTTGCGTTTTCTATAAAACTCCTAACGTGATTAACACCTGCTGTTATGCTTCTTGATGCTTTATCTGTTATTGTGTTTACTATGATACCCATTTTTCTAAAAATTTCTATATCTCCTACGCCTGACTGTCCTTGTGCTTGTAACCCTGCTGGGTCACCATAATATCTTGATACTATATAAGGTTTATTTTTAATTCTTTGTGCTAATTCATCTGTCTTTATGTTTGTTTCGTGTATTATCTCATCTATCATATTTATATGCCATTCACCATTTACTCTGTAGGTTTGATACCATCCCACAGAAGGCATCCTGTACCCAAAATCAATACTACAAAAAGTAGGAAGATGTGGGTTATAAGGATAGTAGCCGACATCAAGATTCCTATCAAAAGGATAAACCCTGCCTTCAAAACTTGTAAACTGCGCACCATACTCTTGATCATATAGCTCTTTAGCCATATTACGCTTTCTTTCAATAAGAAACCTGTCGTCTTGACCTTCAGGAAAAGCAAAACCATTATCCCAAGATGGAGCTTGATGGGATTCCCAAAGTTCATCACTTTTTCCAAGTAAGAATAAATCATATAACCAATTAAACCCTTCTGGTGTTGAAATAAATACAGCTTTTCCTTTTCTATCAGATAAAGTGGGAGATAAATACATATCCCAAATTCTAGGTCTAACTTTAGCTGCTTCGTCTACTATCAGTAAATCTAACCCCTCACCTACAAGTGAATCAGGATTGTCTGCTGATTTAGCTTCTACAGTAGTACCCCACTTGAATTTGATATATCTTTCTTTTTCGGAAGCCTTAATAATGTCATTCTGATGTCCTTTTACCATCTTTTCCCATACTTCTCTGAACATCAAGTCGGCTTTATCATACGAAAGACCTACAAGCCATATACGCTGATTAGGCTGGGAAGCATAAAAGGTTGCTTCCATAGCACTTGCAGTCGTCTTTCCAAATCGCCTCCCACAAACCATAACAAAAAACCTTGCAGATTCTTTAGTAGGAAAGTGCAACTTTCTCTGACCCTCGTGTGGTTCGTACCCTAAAAAGTCAAACCATTTTTGTTTGTAATCATTTAAAACTTGCATATATCTACCTTTCTAATTTAACTTACGAAGTAGGAGAAATGCAAGATATAGTATTTTGCAATTACAAATACACAACATATAGGAGGGCAGTATGTCCGAAGAAAATCAAGTATCAAATGAAGCAGTAGCAGATAGTGGTGCAGAGAATAATGTTCAAGAAATAGCTCAACCTGAACTTATGGCGGAAATAGCTAACAGTAAAAAATTAAGAAAAAGAGCTCAAGATGCTGAAAATAAGTTAAACAATCTACAAAAACAATTAGAAACTGAACAAAACCAAAAACTTAAAGAAAATGAGGAATTTAAAACTTTAGCTGAAAAATATGAAGCTCAAGTTAATGATCTTAATCCTTATAAAGAAAAGTATGAAGGTTTAGTTGAACAAAGAAGAACTAAATTGTTAGAAAGATTACCTGAAGATAGGCGTGAAACTTTTAAAAACAAAGATTTGGATGTATTAGAATTTATGGTTTCCGAACTTAAATCTAAACCTTCTGAGCTTTCTGCAAGAAATCTTGTTGGTACTAAAAATCAAGAATTTGGTGGTTATAGTTCTTGGCAAGAATTTGCAATAAAAGACCCAAAAGGTGCTTCTAAAGCTATTGAAGAATCTACAACAAACTTTATAAAATAAATTGTCAAAATGAAGGTCTTTTTAGACAGCTGAAAGACAATAAGATTGGAGAACTAAAATGGCTAATACAGACGTAGGCATTGCAGCTGGTGGATTAGGAAAAACTATAGCAGCAGCAATCGTACAATTTAATAAGGCTTCAGTTACGCCTAGAACTATATCTATGGCACCTGCTGTAGCTGGTTCAAACACAGTTCAATTTCCTGTGTATGCAAAACTAGGAGTTACTGATGTAACAAATGAAGCAACTGGAGATGAAGATACAGAAGTAGCAGCAACAAGTATCACAACAACTGCAACTAATGTTGAAGTATTAAGAAATCATATCAATGCTAGAATCACAGACTTAGCAGCTTATGGTAACAATGATGCTTTAATGGTAAATGCAGGACAAGTTCTTGGTAATGCAGTTGCAGCTGAATTTGATGCTAATATCTGTGCTTTATTTGATGCCTTTGCTACAACTAAAGGTACTGATGATTCTTTAAGATTCATTGATATTATGGATGCAGTAGCTTCATTAGAAACTAATGATGCACCAAGACCATACAGTGCAGTATTACACCCACAACAAGTATATGGTTCATTCGGTTTATCAAATGAATTAGCACTTACAGCAACAGCTTCAAGTGTTGGTGCTTTTGCACACGGTGGTGCTTCTTCAGTAGGTGAGCAGTTCTATGGTGCTGGTTTTGTAACTAATATAGCAGGTATTGATTTCTATACATCGCCTCAAGTAATTGATGGTGCTACAGGTAGAAAAAAAGGTGCTATCTATTCAAAATCTGCTCTAGGAGCTGGTTATATTGACTTTGGTGGAGGAAACTTCATAGAGTTAAAAACTGAAAGAAATGAGCTAGGTGCTTCAACAAATATGGTTGCTAACGGCTATTGGGCAGTTAGTGAGCTAGTTGACTTACACGGTGTAGAAATACATACTGAAATATCTTAATTGATATACATACAGGGGGGTGTAAAAACTCCCCTGTTACATATTATGAAAAATAAAAAAGACATAGGNAATTTAAATAATAAAGAATTTGGATGTGAACTAGATCCTACCAATAAGTTAAAACTTGTTGAAGATGGTGATAAAGGACAGAAAGCATATTACAATGGTAAAGAAATGAAATATATGGATTATATGCAAGAAGTCACTAATAGAGTAGAAAGAAATAAAAAAGGCAAAGGTGCTGATAATGTTGGTATTTTTGGTGGTGTAAGTTTTGACGATAATGGTAACATAATTAAATCTTAAATGGAGATAAAAATGGCTGAAGATAAAAAAGAAATTAAAAAAGAAGTAAAAAAAGAAGTTAAATACAAAATTAGTAAAAAAAATGGTAATGTAATATATAGAGATTCGCTATCTGAAGCTGAAATCAAAATGTACAAATCTAAAAAGTGTAGTGTGGAGGAAGTATAATGAGAAGTGGCAAAAGTGATTACAAAATTATAAGAGTTACACCTACACTTGATGCTGGAACTGCTTATGGAGCAGGAGAGGTATTATTTAATCCAACTGAAATACCTAATGCAGTTATAGGTCTTGGTGGGTGTTCTAAATTAATGGGTATTACTATAATTGACCAAGATGATAATGCAGATATGGATATAGATTTAATTTTTATGACAGTAAGTAAAAATTTAGGTACTATAAATGGTGCTCCTAATATAACTGATGACAATATAGAACTTGCAAGAATATTAGGTATTGTAAAAATAGATTCAAGTGATAATTCGATTGATTTAGTTGCATCTAAAATTTATTCATTTTCAGGTGCTACAGGTAATGCAGCATCACACCCTTTGCCTATGATTTTAGAAGCAGCAGATGATTCAACATCTGTATATGTTGCAGCAATTACACAAGTTACCCCTGATTTTGCAGCAGCAGATGATTTAGATATAATACTACATTTAGAAAGATAATGTCTGAATTACAAAATGGTAAAGGCGATTCTTATAGAATCCCTATAACTGATAAGCAGTATAAAGAAAACTACGACAAGATTTTCAGGAAAGAAGAAAATGAGCTTAATAGACAGCATTAAACAGCACGAAGGCTATGTAGGTATAGTGTATAAAGATAGTTTAGGTATAGATACTATAGGTTACGGCTTTGCCATAAAAGATTTAGAGTTGGATAAAGATGTTTGTGATATTATTCTTGAACGTAAATTACACAATTTAGAAGATAGAGTTAATTTAAAGTTTAGTTGGTTTATTTATATGCCACAAGAGATCAAAAATGTCGTAATGGAAATGTGTTATCAGTTAGGCGTAAATGGTTTTTCTAAGTTTAAGAAAACTGTTTCGTATTTACAAGATAGACAGTTTGAAGAAGCATCAGTAGAGATGTTAGATAGCTTATGGGCAAAACAAACGCCTAATAGAGCAAAAGAATTAAGCAATAGGGTAAAAGAGGTTGATTTTGGACATTGACAGTCTAAAGGTTGGTACGCTTGGTTTAAGTGGATATTTTGTAAAGTGTATTGATTTATTTGGTCCAGTTGTAGAGATGGGTTATATGGTAGTCCTTATTGCTTATTTTTTATATCGTATTAAACAAATAAAAAGTGAGATAAAATAAATGGACAAAGGCGTAGTTAAAAGAGTAATAGTAACGCCTGACAAACATTTTCCTTTACACGACCAACCAGCCATAAACTGCCTTAAAAAGACTATAGAGATAGTTAAGCCTGATGCGTATGTAGATTTAGGTGATGTCGGGGAATGGCACTCATTTAGTGCTTGGAGATGGAAAAGAAAAAAAGCTCCACCACTAGAATATATAATAGAAGATTTCGAAAAAGACGTAAAAGATGTTAATGATGGTATGGATCAGATTGATGAGGTTCTTGACAAAGTTAATTGTCAGGAAAGATACATCACAGAGGGTAACCACGATAACTGGTTAAACTTTGCTGTAGAAAAATATCCTTATATACCTCAATACAAATTTGCTAATGCAGTTGATTTAGCAGGTCGAGGATATAAATATATTCCCTTTGGAAAACAATTAAAATTGGGTAAATTATACCTATATCACGGACACTTATATGGAGGTCAATACCATACTTCCAACCATTTACGTAAACTTGGTTGTAATATTATGTATGGACATTGGCACGACCTCCAACAGATGTCTGTTACCCATAAAGATGGTCCTAAGTCTGCTTGGAGTATCGGATGTTTAAAAGATATGAAAGATGAAGCAAACTCTTGGCTTGGTGGTAGACCGATTAACTGGGCGCACGGATTTGCTATAGTAGATTTTTTTAAAGGTGGATTGTTTACAGTTCACATAATACAGATAATAAACGGCAGGACTTCATTATGGGGTGAGCTAATAGATGGAAATAAGAAATGATTAAAGTTATATTAGCAAGATGGATAGCCAAAAAAGGTGGAGTTTCTGTACTTTTAATGATTGGTGATTTAATAGTAAAAACAACTAAGTCTAAAAAAGATGATAAGTTGTGGAGTAAAATTAGACCAATAATAATAAAATATAAATAGGAGAAACAATATGTTAGATTTTTTAATGAGTAATTCAGGATTATTAATGGGTGGTACAGGTGGTGGAATAGCACTATATATCCTTAAAAAGGTACCAAATAAAGAGATTTGTGGTTGGGTAGAGTCAATATGCTACTCAGCAGGTAAAGTTATGACTTTAGGGTTATCTAAGTGGAAATTTACAAAAGGTATATGGAATAAGACTATAGAGCCTTGGTTTGTAGATCTACTAGATAACTTTGTAGGTTCAGCAGTAAGAGGATTTATTAAAGGGTTACGAGTAGATTAATGCCTTATCAAAAGACAAAAGATGGTAGTTTAGTTAATGAAGTCACTTTAGGTGATGGCTATCCTTTGTCTAATGATTTACAACCTTTAAAAGTGGGTGGTGAGGCATCTCCAATAGAGATGTCTACCTCCTTACCTGATGGTTCTGATAATGGTAAAGTTAAAGTTAGAGGCGACTTAGAAGTTACAGGTGGACTTAATTTTAAAAATGATGTAGAAGTAGATTTATCATTTGATGATTTATCTTTATCAGGAGATTTAGATGTTGCAGGAAGTGTAGGTATAGGTACTACAAGTCCTGATGAATTATTACACGTTGCAAGTGAAACAGACCCTACACTTGTTTTACAATGTCCAACAAATAATCAAACTAATAGTGGTACGATTTCATTTAGAGAATCAGGTACAACAGACCAAATGGCTATAAAATATAATGGTTCTACAAATAATTTAATTATAGACACTTCTTCTGTATCTAATGCTTTTGTTTTACAAAGAGCAGATGGACATATAGGTATAGGTACTACAAGTCCTACCGAGCCATTAGAAGTATGGAGTGCTAATTCACAAGCATATCATTATCCTATTGTGGCGAGGAATCCTTATAATAATAATGCACCTAATATAGAGTATGGTGTAGGGATTAAATTACAACTTGATGATGGAAGTGAAGGTAAATGGGCAAGTATTGCTTATGAAGCAGATTCTGCTTATGGTAATTCAGGCGATTTACAATTTTATGTTGATGGTGCTACAAACTCTACTCCAAGAATGACATTACTACACGAAGGTAAATTAGGTATAGGTACTACAAGTCCTACTCAAAAACTTGATGTTCAAGGTTCAGACCATACTGCAATTCAAGTAAAAAGTACAGATGGAACTAAAGTTGCTTATGTAGCACTAAATAATACTGATGCTAATTATCATTTAAGATGCGATGGTGGTAATGGCGATAAATTTATTATAAGAGATAATACAAATAGTGCAAACAGATTAGCAATAGATACAGCAGGTAAAGTTGGAATAGGAACAGTAAGTCCCACTACTACACTTGATGTAGAAGGTACTGTATCGTATAAACATACTGCATTTACTACGGCAGGACCTACAGACAATGTAGACGTATCAGATACTACAGTATTAGAAGTAGATACATCAAGTAACAACGTAGTTATAGGTGGATTTACAGGTGGTGTACAAGGACAAATATTATATGTAGTTAAAACTGATACAGCAAATTTTATACAATTAGAACATAACGAAGGTGGTGGATCACAAGATATATTCTTAACATCAGGCTCAGACGATAGAGTTGTAGGCTATGGTGGCTGGACATTATATTGTAATGGAACGTCTTGGTTCGCATTAAGTAACCCAACAGGAGCAGCAGATGCAGGGTAAGGAGATTAAATGGGAAGTTTAGCAGGTAAAAGTCCAGCAAATACATATAAAAGTTTATTAAAAGTAGCAGATGAAACAAATGGTGTTTCAGGTACTGCCTCCCAAATAGAAGATGGAGAAGGTACATCTACTTGTATATCTGTTGGCGATGATAATTTTAAAGTAAAACCACAAAGCGATAATACAACTACTACATTTGAAGTAGAAAATGCAAGTGGTAGTAACCTATTAACAGTAGATTCATCTAATAGTGTAGTCAAAGTAGGAACATCACAAGTAAGTGCTACTACACAGTTATTGACGTTTAGTGCTTATAGATTGGTACCTGCATCGGCAGGTGACCATATGTTTATTCCTCTTGCAGGTATGGCAGAATTTTCAGTAGGTGCTGCAGCAGAAGTTCAAATGGGTACAGGCACAGACCCAAGCACATCATCTGATAAAGGAAATACTACTGATGAACTTGTAAATATGTTATTTCCTGTTCCATTTAATATGACAATAGATGCAGTTAAAGTTTTTGCAAGTAATGATTCAGATGCAGATTGTGTTTACAACTATCACTTAATGAGTTTTGATATGGTTGCAGATGGAACAACAAATGATGGTAATTTAAGTAATGGAGTAGTATTGGCAGATGGACAAGCAACAGCAGTAGATAGAAATGTTTTAAAATCAACAGATTTAACAATACAAAGTTCAAGTGTAACAAGTGGTAAAGTAATTGCTTGTATGGTAGAAAATGAAACAAACACTAACGATATTAATATACAGGTACAAGTCAAGTATCATATAGCATAGGAGAAGAAATGGCAAAATTAGAAGCAAATTTAACAGTAACGGCAGGGCAAGACAAAGAGTATCTATGTTCTATGACTGATAACTATACAGAAATTTTAACTACAAAACAAAAAGTAGATAACACTAATGCTTTTACAACTATAGTTAGTTTAGGTAGTACAATAGGTGGTATAGGAGCAAGTGCAGGACAAAGACTTAAAGGTTCTAAACTTATTGTTCTTAAAAATAATAGTAGTGTTGGTGTAGAAATGCAATTTAGATACGCAGAATTTTTAAATGACAGTAATATTGACAAAACTAATAGTGTTGATTTAGGTCCTGGTTCTGCTACACATCTAAGACAGCTTAGTTATTTGCTTGGTGCTAATGAGTATATGGTTTTACCTAGTCAATGGATGGTTGGTTATGCTGAAGATGCTTCGGCAGCTAATGCTAAAGTTATAGATAACAAAGGTGGATATGATGTTAATAGTGGTAAACTATACGTTGATAGTGTTGCTAACTTAGGTGCTAAAGTAGAGGATAGTGAAACACAACTAACTGTAGATGATACAGATTACTTTAGAGTTGGCGATTTGTTACAGCTTGGAACAACAACAGGTACAACTGCTACAAAAATAGAAATATTAAGAGTAGTATCTGTAGATTCTGCTACAGTAATGCAAGTAGAAAGAGCATTGTATGGCTCTTTATTAGGTGATGGTGATGCACAAACAACTGGACACGCTTCAGGTGCAGCAGTACATTTACCTTGGTTCAATACACAAGAAAAATACGATAAGTATCACGATGATGCTAATGCACTAGGAATAGCACAAACTAACTCTAGTGGTAGATACACAGCACAGAATTTATTTGGTTATGGTAGAAGTGCTACATATCCAACAGGCATTGTTAAAGGTTCTTTTGCTATGAAGTTTTATAATAATGGTTATCAGGAACTTGGAATGTCAGGCGTAACACCTAATACTGAATCAGGATTAGCAGCTTCTACAGCTTATGGTATAAACATAACAGTAGATGGTGGTAGCGTATTTGTTGATTTAACATTTACAACAGATGCTACAAACACTAAATTTGGTGGAAATAATGGTGTTTTAGGAAAGATTCAATCTGCACTTGACACTCAGTTCTATACAGCAGGAAACTTATTTGAAAAGGAAGTTACAGTAAGTATCGTAAATGGTGATATAAGATTTGCTTCAGGCAATAAAACTAGAAATTCTGCTATATTATTAGCTACAGCAGGATCAGCAACAACTCCATTTGGTGTGGGTAGAATACCAGCTATTGCAAGTGTAGAAGGTGCAGTCGCAGCTAAATTACCTGATGACACAGTATTTAATAAAACAGATAATATTGAAAATAAAAATCAATCTGCTTTTGCTTATGATGATGGTAAAGGTAATATTGTTGGCGTAGCTACAGGTACTATTAACTATGAAACAGGTGCTTTAGACTTTACAGGTCCTGTTAATGGTGAGTTTGTAACAAGTTTTAATTATGATTCGGCTCATAGTGGTGGTGTTAATGAAACTGCTGCACAACAAAATACAATGATTTCAATAGCAGCAAGAAGCTGTAATTCTAAAATAGATGCCGAAGTAGAAATACTAGGTTTCGTATAAGGAGAATATATGCCAAAAGGAAAAGGAACATACGGAAAAAAAAGAGGTAGACCCTCTAAGAAAAGTAAAATGAAAAGAAAGAAGTGAAATGGCTAAGTTTAAAGGAAAATCAGTTAGATTAAACAAGCCTACTAGGATTAGAAAAGGACAAACAAGCTATGGAAGAAAGAAATTCCAAGTATTTGTTAATGATGGTGGTAGAACTAAAAGGGTTACATTTGGTGACCCTAATATGAGAATTAAAAAATCAAGTCCTGCTAGACGTAAGTCTTTTAGAGCAAGACATAAATGTGCAACCCCAGGACCTAAAACAAAAGCAAGATACTGGTCTTGTAAGAAATGGTAGGAGAATAGATGGCAACAGCAGCAACATATTGTACACATAAAGAATTAAAGAGGGTATTTCCTCAACTTGATAGTTTTGATAATAAAAAAGCAGTCTATGGTTGGAAAGAAGTTACAACTAATAAATATGCTGCACACAATAGTGGTATAGTATCACAATTATTTGCAGATGGAGAAGATTTAGGACCTGCACAGTCAGCACATACTGATTTAAATGTTGAAGGCGAATGGTTCTATAACTCTGCTGAAGATGTGCTTTATTATTATTCTGCTAGTAGTCCGTTAGATAAACTAATGGAAGCAGGGGAAGAATTTACTGCTATGGTTACACAATTTAGAAGTGATGCTAGTAGATACCTAGATAGTATGTTAGACCCTAATATGCCTAAAGAGGCGTTAAAAGACAAAGAGGGTAACTTTGACTATATTATTATTAGAAGTACGGCTTTAATAGCTGCTAACTTTATGATTAAAAGTCACGATCCTAATAGTGAACTTGCTAGTGCATTAATGGAAGAAGCTAACAATAACATTTCTAACATAAATGAAGGCAAAGCAGCTTTATCTTGGCAAGTAACTAGAGATTCATCACAAGGCATTGTTAGAGATGTAACTTACACGTCAGGTAAAATTAGACCTGTAGATACTAGAGGTGAATGGTCAGGTACTTATGATTTAATTAAAGTTCAAATTATAGATGCTGGTGCTTTAGGAACGGCAACATATTCAGTATATACTAAAGATTCTACTTCACTTAAAAACAATCAAGTAGTTACTGCACAAAAAATTACAGGTGATTATCAGCCTATGGCAGGTGGTTTAGAAATAAGATTTGCAGGTGCTACAGATGCTACAGTAGCTGCTGCTAATGACGAATGGGAAATAGAAGTATTTGGTAGACACGAAGATGTTGATGCTTCTAGTGGTAAGTCAGTTAAAATGACAAGAACTAGAAAAACAAACGATTACAGGAGATTTGAAGTATAATGGCTGTAGAATTTACTAACAACTTTACTAATATTCTTAATAAATTACGTAACACATTAAGAACAGAATTTAAGGGTACTTTACCTGTATATATTGGACACGAGCAAAAAGAGCAAGGTAATCAATATTTACGGCTTGACCCTGTAGGTAGCACTTTAAGTGAGTATAATGTAAATGGAGAAATTAGGGAATTTCAAATTAATATGTTTTATTACTTTGCAGATCCTAACGTAAACAAAACATCATTAGACCACGTTTTAAGGTTTGTATCAAGAATTGAGGCGTTAATACACGATAACACAACAATGGTATTGACAAATAGTAGTAATTGTTTTAATTGTAGAATTGAAGCAACAGAACTAAATGCCTTAGATGACGAAAACGAATATGTTGTCCAGTTTGAATGGAGAGGGCAACATCTAGGTAATGTAGAATAGGAGATTTTATGAAAATAAAACTAATAAAAAAAAGTACATCTTTACCTAATTGTTGGAAGTCCTGTGGTGTAGATAAAGACGCTTGGGATGAATTACAAGATGGTAAAGAAATAGAAGTTAAACAAATAAGTGATGCAATAAAAGGTTTAGTAGTATCTAAATCATCTGCAACACAAACAACAAAAAAGGAGAGTAAATAATGGCAGACGCATTCGCATTTTCTCCCAAAGAGTTTAAATGTTTTGTTATATCTGACGCAACAAATGCTGGAGCATCAGGTATACACGCATCAAATATGCAACAGTTAGATGTTGATTCAGTATCATACCCATCACTTAATGTTACACAAGCATTAGATGTTAGAAGTGGAGTAGGAGCAACTCTTAAGGATGAAGATTTTTTTCAAGATAACAAAATGAGAGTAGTAGAATTATCACTTTCAGGAACATTACACGATGATGTTGGACATAGATTATTGTTGGCTAATATTTGTGGAGCTGCACAAGCAGATGACACAAACCAAACAATAGCAAGTGGACATAAAATAATAGCACAAAAATATGGAGCAGCTGTAACAAACAATGCTTCATCATTAACTATTGTTATACAGCCATCTGACGTTACTAATCAAACAGGATTAGAATTTCCAGGAATGGTTGTAACTAACTTTACAATTACAGCAGATGCAGGAACAGAAGGTGGAAGATATAAATTTTCAGCAACCTTACAATCAGGCAAAGTTCCTGATTTAGCTTCTACTGCTGCTGCTGGAAGTACTGCATATGCAAATACTTCAACTGCATTTTTATCAGATGCAAGTGGAATTAAAGTTTTTGCTCTTGATGCAATGCTAAATAGTTTTACTACTACTATTGATTATCCTGCTGTATTTTCAGGAGTAACATCTACAGGTTATGAATTAGTAGGTAGAGGTGCTGAATGTTCTGTAACACACGATTGTCAAATTAAATATGATGGTATTACTAAAGGTTTAGTAAATTCATTTGACACTCAAACTTCTGCAAAAGCTGAAAATATGTTTATTGTTGTTAATAATGGTGCTTATGGTATAGATACAGCTAATGGTGTATTAACTAATGTAGCATATTCTGAAGGCGATATAATGATGCTTGATGTATCTATTAAAGCAGTAGATGACGGAACTGATGAGTTACTTATAGTAGACTTAAGCGAATAATAAAATAAAGGAATAAACAATGGAATTTAAACTTGAATCTGGAAGTAAGATTAAGTTAAAAGATGTATCTATAGATGAAAGAGACGAAATGCTTGATTCTGTAGAGTATCAGTATGATGCTAAAGGTAATCCTAAAGGTATGAAGATGATGAATAGTACGATTACTAAGTGGTTACGTTTATGTGTTGACGGCGATACATCTGATGAGTTTCTAAAAACACTCACATTAAAAGATAGAACTGATATTTTTGTTAAAATGCAGGAGTATCTTCTTGTGGGGGAAGAGAAAGCCTCCAAGTAGAACTGACTATATTGTCTGATGGCTGTGGAGGCTGTCTATATTGTGATTTTCCTTATAAAGCACAGTTACCTGTAAAGACGGAAAACGGATACGAAACACGAGAGTTTAGATCACAAGATGATATTTGGGCAGTTATTGATTTAATTGCCCAAGAAACTAAAGAATTTAACGAAGAAAAAGGGAAGGAGTTTGATGTGGCTAAAAGTATTACTGCACAATTACCTTTCTTTGCGTGTGTTAATAACATACGAGATGAGAAGTATATGAAACTTCTTAATAAGTATTTATATTGTACAGAAACAGGTACACCAGCACACTCAGGTAGTTATGGTGAACAACCTGCAAGATGGGTACAATATTTTTTTATAATTAAAAATGCGATGGCGAAGAAGATGAACAACGTAAAAGAGAAAGCGAAAAAAGATGTCTGATATTATTGTAAAGTTTAAACCTTCTGGTCATAAAGAAATAGTAACTGCAATAAAAGCAATACAAGCAGCAGAAAAGAATTTAACTGTTGCTGGTAAAAAACATAATGTTGTTGTTGCTAATATGACAGCAAAACTAAAAGCACAAAATTTAAGTTGGAAAAAATTAGGTGTTAGTTATGCTATAGTAGGAAAGGCAGCTAAAGGAAACAGAGTTGCTATGCAAAAATTATCTTTAGCTGTAAAAAAAGGAACTAAAGCTAATCACGGATTATTAGCATCTAATAGATTATTAGACCATTCATTTGCTACTATGCGTTCACATATGCTTTTATTTAGTTTTGCTATGGGTCTTGGTGTTAGACAAGTTATTGGTTTTGCTAAAGAAGCATCAAAAGTCCAACAAATGGAAACTGCTTTTAACACTATGTCTGGTGGTGCTACTAACGCAGCAGTAGCAATAGATAAATTAAAAGAAGCAACTAACGGAACATTAAGTGAATTTGATTTGTTCCAACAAGCAAACAATGCTATGATATTAGGGGTTACTAAAAACTCTGATGAAATGGCTGAAATGTTTGATATGGCACAAAGATTAGGTGCAGCTTTAGGTAAAGATACAAAACTGTCTATAGAATCCCTTGTTACTGGTATTGGTCGTCAATCAAGAATGATGCTTGACAACATTGGTATTATTGTAAAATCAGATGAGGCATACGAAAGTTATGCAGCACAATTAGGTAAAAGTAAAAATGAGCTAACTGATGCTGAGAAAAAACAAGCATTTATGAACGCCACATTAGATGCTGCAAGAGAAAAATTACAAACTTTACCACAAGAAGTTTTAACTACAGACCAAAAATTTCAAGCATTAGCTGCTTCTTTTGATGATGCTTCTGTTGCTATTGGTGAAGGATTTTTACCATTAGTAGAGCCATTAACAACTGCTTTAACTGCTATTGCAGAAGGAGTAACTCCTGAAAGAGTAAAAGCGTTTGCAACAGTTATTAGTGCAACGCTTGTAGTTGCTATGATTGCATATAGAAAACAGTTAGAAAAAGTAATTCTAAGACAAACTATGCTTGGTTGGGGTGCTTTAGCAACAGCAGCAGGATTTTTAGCAGCAGAAGTTTTAGTTATGTCTGGTGTATTTGATGATGCAGAAGATAGTTTAGATAATTTTAATAACACATCATCACAAACACCTTTAATGTTACAAGGTATACAAAATAATCTAGTAAGTATAGAAGGTGCTTATAGAGCAGAATTAGCAGTTTTAGATGAACGTGCTATTATACAAGAACAAATGAGATTAAATGAAATAGCATTACAGTCTATTCGTGATAAAAGTTTTGAAAGTATAGAAAAAAAACAAGAAGCTGAAAAAAAAGGCAACGCTTTACTTAAACAACAAATGAGTTTAGAAAATCAACTTAATAATATAAAATTAAAAGGTATTGATGCTAATTTTAAAGCAGCAAATGCTGTAGGATTAGCTAGTAAAAATATAGGTCAGATGGTTAAAGCAAATTCTTCCCAAATGGCAGCTATTGAAGTTACTATGAGTTTAATAAATGCTTATGGTGCATTTCTTAAAACAATGAACTCACCTATGATGGCAACTAATCCAATTGCAACAAAAGTATTAGCTTATTCTAATCTTGCTGCTGGTGTTGCAGCTTCAGTTGTTATAGCACAACAAGCAAGTAAATTAGGTGCAGGTGGCTCTGGAGGTGGTGGAGGTGGAGCTTCTCCAGTATTATCTTTTGAACAAGGTGGTTATGTAGGTGGAAAAAGACACTCACAAGGTGGCACTATGATAGAAGCTGAACGTGGCGAATTTGTAATGAGTAGAAATGCAGTAGAATCTATCGGTTTAGAAACACTTAACCAAATGAATCAATCAGGTGGTGGTGGAAGTATTAATGTAAGCGTTACAGGTAATGTTTTAACACAAGATTTTGTTGAAGGCGAACTTGCAGAATCGATTAAAGAAGCTGTCCGTAGGGGTAGTGATTTTGGAATTGGTTAATGCTGACGTTACCTCCTAAATTTAAACAAGCACTAGGTAATGGTACTAGAACGTCTTTATATCCTTTGGTTAGGATATATAAAGGTGTACAAATAGATGATCCAATTCCTGAAGAAGCATCAATTAATTTATCAATTAAGGAAACAAACATAGGTGGTGAGGCGTATGACCCTTTACTACTTAATAGTCCTTCTATCAAGTCGTCTGCCGACATTATAAACAATAAATACACAATTTCAAGTGTATCCCTATCTATATCAAATGCTCCCTATAACGGCAAGATTTTTTCAGACGATATTCCTAGTTTACTTAATGCAGTAGTACAAGTGTATTACGCTGCTAATGGACTAGATACTTTAGAAGATTGTCTTTTAGTGTATACAGGTACTATTAGACGTTATTCACAATCGGCAGAAACTTTAAGCCTTACTTTAGAAGATTTAACTGAACAAAAACTTAAAACTAAAATACCTGCAACATTAATAGAAGATGATGGTAATCATAAAACAGAAGATATTGGAAAACCTTATCCAATGGTTTATGGCTATGTAGATAAAAGTCCATCTATATACAATAATTTAGAATATATAGAAATTGATAAACCTAATAGACAAATTTATGGTGATTGGAATGGTGCTAATTTAATGGATTTTGGGAATAGTGCAATACAAGAAGGACACCCATTAGTTGATAATGGTTATTTAAAAAAACTTTCTTTTTTGTCAATATATGATAATGGATTTGTTCCTATAACACAAGTTGTTGGCAAAAATTGGGGTTCAAGACTATATGAAAATTTATCAGAAACACAACTATATAATATTAATATAGCTACAGAAAATTTTCCAGCTAATATAAGTTTAAATTCTGAATTATTTATATTTGAAGGTTATCAAATGGATCAAGAAATTACAGAAGAAGTTGGTGTTGGAAAACAAGGCATACCTGCTAGAATATATAGACCTATATCAAATGTTAGCTTTTATACAAAAAATGAAATAGATAACGATTACCAATCTGCTAATCAATTTATAGGTTATCAAAATGATGATGGTTCTATGCAAAGTCTTCCTGAAAATTCTTATGTACATGATTTACAAACAAATACTGGAACAGGTTCAAACAATAATTCAAAAGCAAAAGAACATTATGATTCATTTTGGAGTGGTGGACCTAACGAAGGCGATGTATTAAAATTTTGGCAACCTACTGAAATTAATGAAGCATTTGAACTTGCAAACAATGAAGAAATAAGAGATAATGATATAGATGAAAAATGGCTTGATTTTTACAATGACAACAGAGCAGCATCTAAATTTCCTGTATCTTGGATTCAAAATAATATAGAAACAACAGGTTTACATATTTCTGCAAAAAATAGAGGTAGTTTTAAAACAGGAAGTTTTGCAAGATTACAACTTCAAGATAATGTAGGAAATTTACCTTGTGTAACTAAAATATTTTATGACATATCTTATTTTACTAATGGAAACTTTACACAAACTAATTTACCTAGTGCTGTAAAATTTTGGGTTGAAAAACAATTAACATCAAACTATTCTTTATATGCCAATTTCACATATAATGAAATGGATAGTATAGAAGATTTTGATACTTTATATAAAGATATGTTTTTTTGGGAAACAGAAAGCACTACTGAAAATTTTCACACATTTTGTTTAGTACCAAATTTTAATCATAATTTTGAACTTGTAGAAACAGCATCAACAGATAATAATGTAGATAATTCTATTTTCCCCGATTATGGAAAAATAGATAATGATGGTGGTGTTTTAAATTATGATGGTGTTTGGAATCAAATTTCAGGATTTAACACAACTGATGCTTTTGATTCTATACAATGGGGATCACCTATATATTCTACTGACACTAATCATAATGTAATTGCAAATTTAAAAGAAATTTATATTATACAAGATGTTTTAATTTTAGATTATCCTAATCAACAATTTTATGCTGATATTGCAGGTAGAACATATAATGAAAATTTAATAACAAACGCTAATACTATATTAAAAGATATTTTGCAAGATGAATTATTATATAATGGCAATATAAATGAAACAAACACAAACATACAAACGGAATGGCAATATGCTTTTACTTTAAATGAACAAAAAGAAGCTAAACAAGTATTTGAAAGTATGTTTAAATCTTCGCTTTTAATACCATCTTTTGATAGTGCAGGACAATTTAAATTTATTGGTATAAAACAACTTATGGATTATAGTGATGTTGTTTCTATAAATACAGAAGATGTAATTAAATATACTTTTAGTTTAACAAAATTAGATGATGTCTACAATTCAGTTAATATTAAATACAAAAAAAATTATGGCTCTGGCGAATATGATGAGCAAACAGGCTACACAATAGCTGATACTACATATACAACTCTTGATGAGTACACAACTACTGAATTAGGTTATAGTGGTAATAATGTTTATGATATTAATTATTACGGCTTAGATTCAGAAGATGCTAAATTAGAAGTAGAAACAGAATATATTAGAGATAAGTATACGGCTGCAAGATTACAAAAAAGACTTTTATTATGGTATGCTAACCAACATTTAATAACTAAAATAGATTTACCATTAAGTTATATGCACTTAGAAGCAGGTGATTATATTAAATATAGTGATTTATTAGGTGGTAAATTAGCTTTTGGATATGATTATTCTAAAGTAGAGCATAGAAATGGACAATTAATATATCCTGTATTTTTTATAACAAAAGTATCTAAATCTTTATCTAAAGTAAGTATAGAAGCAGTACAAGTACATCGTGGAGAATATGGATTTCAAGGATTAGAAGAAGATACTGAACCTGATTCAGAAGATACAGGCGATATAGTTAATGGAAATGGCGATAATGTAACAGAAAACAATCAATTACCTGATCCACAAGATGACCCTAACTATAGCGAGGATTCTATTGGTACTGATGAATATACATACGAAGCAGATGATTTTTTAACTTTATCATTACCTGTAAATACTATTTTAAATAATGGTCAAGTATTAACATATATTACAACTAATATGGATGAAACTTGGGAATACAATATATGGGCAAAAAATATTTCTGATACATTTACATACAATGGCATAGATTACAATGCAGAAGAAGATATACCTTTAGGTGAAGTTGATGCTAGTGATTTAGTAAATGTTGCACTTAATATGAATGGTAATAATGCTATTTTAATAATAGAAAAGAAATTTGAATTAAATCCTGAAAATACCCAAATAGAATTTGTTATAGAAGTAAAAAATACAGCAGACTATCAAGATGAAGCATATTTTACACAATTTGGCATTAACGAAGATAATATTTTACTTGGTGATTTAAATAATGATTTAACATTAAATGTTTTAGATGTTGTAAGATTAGTAGATATAATTATAGGTGCAGGTTCTCCATCAACAGATTATGAAGAAATAGCAGGTGATTTAAACCAAGATAATGTTTACAATGTTCAAGATGTATTAATATTAATAAATCAAATATTAGGATAAATATGGCAACTATAAAAAAAATATCAGAAGTTTATGATTTTAGTAGCAAAATAGCAAGTGGTACGGCTACTATTATTTGTCAAAAAGGTGAGTGTTTAATATCGTCAGATACTGACATAATGGGAATAGAAATACATTTTACAGGGAAAGTTAACATAAAACCTACATTACCTGAAGGTTGGTATTTAAGAGGTAACTCTAGTAAGATTATAATCTTTACTATGCAAAATGTTCCTATAAAAAATCAATTACTATTTCAATATGAAGGCACAATAAAATTAAATAAAGCTATAGTAGCAAACTTAGAAGCTAAACAAATTAAATGTATTGTTAAAAAAGACGAATCACAATGGATTAGACAAAACTGGTCTTTAGATGTAGAAGCAGATACTTGGGATAATTTTAAAGACATTACTCCTAATGGTAAGGTAACTAAAACATCTTACATTATAGATGATGATTTACCTAAAGTAGATAAAACAAAAATTAAAACAAAACGAAGAACATCAACATCTAGAAGTGGTGGTAGTTCAGGAGGCTCAGGAGGATATTAATGGGAAAACAAGTTAAAACGCCAAGATTTTATGTAGATATGCCTACATTTTTACACGCCACAGGACAACTAGGTTGGGATGCAACATCTAAAGGTGGTGCAGAACTTTTGTATATGAATTGTGCTAATCCATTTTTAGAGTTAGAAGAATCTACTGACCCACAAGTTAAATTTATTTTAGGCAGTACAGTAAATAATCCTATTAAATCTTCTTTCCCTATAAACTTTTGTGCTTTATTAAACCATAATCTTGGTACTGATTATACTTATTCTAATAATTTTAAAGTAGTAGGTAAAGGTGGATATGGTGAAGGCTTTGAAAAAGACCTTACTGAATCTACTGCTAATGTTATAAATTACTACCCTAATCCATATTACAATGGTACAAGCATATTTACATTTAATGAAGAAAATGATTATTTTAATAGTTTTAGTTTATCTTATTTGGCTGATAATTATGATGATTATACACACCAATTAGGGTCTTTTGTTATAGGCAAGTATTTTGATGCTCCTAATTCGCCTGACCTTAATCTTACAATGTCAAGACGTTTTGATGGCATTAAATCACAAAAAACTATAGGTGGTAAGACATTATCTAATATATACTATGACGGACCAACAGAATGGACTATGAATGGTCCTAATGGAACTTATAAATACCCACCATTTGAATTAGACTATCCTACTATTGCAACAGATGAACAATTAGGTTATTTTAAACCTAAAAGTGGTTTAGGTAGAAAAGGATTAAGAAGTTGGAAACTATCATTTTCTTATATAGCAGAAAATAATATGTGGATGGAAAACGAAGTATCAAACATAATAACTTCAGATACTGGTACTGGAGATAACCATAATTCTATGCTATCAGACAAGAGCTTTAACTTTGTATGGAATTGTACATTAGGTGGTACTCTGCCGTTTATATTCACAGACGATAAAGAATCTAACGAACCTGATAGATATGCTATATGTACATTTAGAGAGAATACTTTTAGTGTGCAACAACAAGCACATAATGTTTATAAGGTTAGTATGACGATTGACGAGTTGGCTTAGCATTAGGTAGCACAATACCCATTTCTATAACTGCCCATCTTTTTATTTCTTCGATAAGTTCAGTAAACTCTGGCTTAGATAATTGTTTGGTAGATCCAATATCATACTTTTCTTTTATAACTTTGTGCATTTCGGCTTCAGTATAACCTAAATCCTTGGACAATATCCTTATAATAACCCTATAGTATGCGTTTTGTTGTGGAGAACGCACCTTTTCGGCAGGTTTTATTTCTAAGTGAACATCACCCTCAATTAACCTTAAATAATCCCTAAACCCAAGATTATCATCTAAGGTAAGTTTTCCTTGTTCTATTTTACCAGCAAATTTCATAAATTTAACTCTAGTGTGTTTTCTAATTCATTTCCCCATATATCCCAATTATGTGATTTTTCTCTTGCAAATAATTCAATGTATGGTGCATAAGATACTTTTTCAATCATTTCTCTCATTTCTTGTGGTTTTTGAGAATGTTTTGTAGTTCTTGGAGATAACAATGCAGTACAACCTTGTTGTCTTTTTCCATCTTTTGTTTTATATGGTATATTACCTTTAACCCCAAATAAACAAATTTCTGTTAAACCTCTGAAATATTGTCCTAATCCTGCATTTTGTAATCTGTAATTATTATACATATCTTTTTCTGCTTTTGTCCAAGTAATCATAGTTTTATATTTAAAATCCCAAGCATCCATTACTTTTAAACCATCTTTTAAAAAGTTATTAGTAACCCATAAATACAAATGACAATTATCATCTGCTATTTTGTGTATAGGCAAATTACATATATCTTTTGTTTTCATCAAAGGATAATGCNTGTCTGCACCTCTTTTAATTTTTCCACCACCTGATTCGTTCCAAGGTGGATCTGCATATATAGTTTTATATTTCATTCTGCGAAATATCCCCTCAATAAATAAAATGCTTCTTTCCATAGGTTAAGATTATACTTTTCTTCAAATCGCCTTAGACCCATATTATGACGTTCAGTATGATGTTTTCTGCAAATAGGAACACAACTAAAGTCTTTTAATCCATTTTTATTAGCACCACCCATCGCTAAATGTTCTAAATGGTCTGGGTCTACTGGTGTTCTACCACACACTATACAATGTTTAGACTTAATATATTTAATATAATCTTTCATTAAAATGCTTGTATAAATCGGCTTATAACTGCATACCAAAATGAACCACCAATAAATAGCATTGTTAAAAGTCCTAAAAATCTATACCAATTAATCTTCATCTGACATCCTTTCTTTAGTATTATAATACATTTCTATTGATTCTATAAATACAGCTATAATACATACAACAGCCATTATACATATTAGTAATCCAAATATTAAATTCATTTTTCTCCTTTTATTCTTTTTAACCATTGATCCGTAACATCTTTTGGTTCAAGTAGTTCATTATGTTTTTCGGCTTCATCTCTATCTAGAAACTTCTTGCCGTCTTTAGTAATCCATACAAAGTGTAATTCTTTCTTAATCATAGTTTTCCTTATTTATTCTAAAAAACTTGCTCCATAATTGCTGATTTAAAGCAAGATTATGATATAGGGCATACCTAAGTATACCCCATATCTAATAATTATTACTTTACCTCATTTTCATTTCTTTAACAAACTCAAGACATAACCTTGGTTGTAATGTTCTTCCCATCTTACAAAGATACATTACTTCTTCTATTGCTTCATCAAGAGTTGCAAAATAATCAGAAGGACTAAACCTTAAACCGTTAGGATTATGTGTTAATATATAACCCTCCTTTTTATTATTTTTTATTTCAAAACGAAGATACCCATCATCTCTTAAATATAAGATTATTGTTTTTTCGTTTTCATCTATTTGTATGTATTGTTTATTCATTTTTTTATCCTTTTTTTGTATCGCCTTAATTGACGATAATACAAGTTACGAATAATATTTGACAATTCCTAATACTTTTTTTTACGAGGATGTAAAGATTATCATAAATTAATAGAGAAGAGATAGTGCGAAGAAAGGTAAACGCTAAAAGCAGGAAGAATGAATAAAAAACCCACTACCTATCTCTTTTTTTATTAACTAGCCAATCATTTAATTCTTGTACTACATACATCTTACCTCTGTCCTCTTTTATAATTTGGACATCAACGTGTTCTGATGGTGCTATCCATTTCGGCAAAGCCTTACGAACCTTAGCTTGTACTTTAATTTTTCCTTCAATAAGTATATCGCATTCTTCGTGTTCTCCCAACGCTTTTCCGTTCGAACCCCAAGCCCTGACTGCTTTTATATCGTGCAATTCAATAGCATCTACAATTTCACGTTCAAATCTATTACCTTTAGCTTTACTTTTGTTCGGCATATTGTTCCTCTTTTAAATCATTAATTCTATCTTTTAAAGTATCTATATCGTCAAAACCTTGTAATTGTATTACCATATCTGTCATAGAAGAAACACACCATACACAAAATGCTACTTGACTTATACCAAACTGACCAACTATATCACCATTATCTTCTTCTATCTCACTATCACAAATATTACAATTCATCTCTTTTTCCAAGGTGTTAAATCTCCCATTATACTCTGGTAAACCCACCAAGCACGTCCATTATCACAGGCTTTCATTATTATTTCTTTTTGTTTAGCCTGTTTATTTCTACTATATTTATTTTGACATTCTGCACATATATAGCTTTTATTATCGCCACCTCTATTAAAACTATCCATATCTTTAGTTTTCTTACAATGACTACATTTTCTCATTTTATTCTCCAATTTTGAGGGCAAGTATCCTAAGGAGGGATATGACATTGTGCGAATGATCTACCTGCCCTGTAAGTTTAAGTTATAATTTCTAAAGTATCTTCAGCTATCTTAACTGCTATTGCATCATTAGATTCATCTACAATAGCTTCTAAACCTTGAATAGCCGTCTTTAAATCTCGAGTTAATACTTTAGATAACATTTCATAATCCATAATTTACCTATATTGTTTTATTTTAACTTTGCAACAATCACTATCGTCTTTTGTTATGCTGTATTTATTACCAAATACTATTGAATTACATTTGCTACATCTTCCTAATCTTGAATTTCCACTTTTGTCAAACGGATATAATAAATCTAAATCAATTTTAACTTCAGCTTTTATAATCTCATCTTCATATACTTTATCTCTTAAATATCTGATAGGGTCTTTTCTATAGACTTTATCTCTATCTTTAACATAATGTCTAGTATGCTCCATAATCTTAGGTATATCGTGTTTAGTTATATATTTAGACCAATATGTACTTGCTTGACGTTTTGTAGTTTTTTTATTATAAAGATGATACCATTCTCCAAAACCTTTTAAGTCTTTGAGAAGTGGTGGAGAGAGGGAATAAGGCTTTAAAGACCCCCGTCTTTTAAGTACCTCAGAAGCAGCAACCCACTTCGGCTCTCCACCATTTTCTCTTATTAGTATCTCCAACACTAAAACCTCAATGCCTTTACTGGAGTTATAGTCTTATTACTTATAAAACATTTACGACTATCAGCTTCTACCACCTTATTTTCTTTGATTAAAGAATTAACCCTACCTGCAACACCACTAATTTCAATTCCAGTTATAGCAGATAACTCTCGTCTACTCATAGGCATATTTTTGTCTTTTAATACCTTGAGTATATGTTTTTTATGAGTTAATTCCTTACCACTCAATTTCAATTCATCATAAGCAAGTCTTGATGTTTCTCTAATCATTCTTTTCTCCTTAATTTAAAATGGTATATCGTCATTTTGAGTTGGTGTATTAGCTTCTTTCTTTTGATCTTCATTTACTTTTAAGCTAATATACTTCTTTCCATTCTTACTTGTGTTAGTCCAAGCCGATATATAATACTTCTCGTTTTTTATAAGCACATTACCAGTAAGGTTAGGGTGTTTATCTGATTTTTTATCTTCTACTGGAAATAATACTCCAGTCATATCCTTATTTTCCATTTATAAGCTCCTTCGCTTGTGTTAGTGTTTCTTCTAATTCAGTTATAGTGTAGTATGATTTATGAAAACGAATTGTGTTATCGTCTTTGTTAAAACTTACTGCTTTTTCTTGTCTATGTAAAATTACCTTTTCATTCATTCTTATTCTCCTTTTGTTGTGTCTTTACAATGCTCATTTACGTCAAAAACATTAAAGTCTACCATAATATTAGGATTTAACTTCATCATCTTCTGTGCAAATAAAAAACATTCGTGTCTGATATTAGTTGTTTCCATTTTATCCTTTCGTGAATTTTTCAATAATATATTCATATAATGGATGATTATGTGGTTTATAGGTCTTATTTATAGCATTTTGAGCTAAAAAATCCCATTCGTTAGCATTATGATTAACTTGAATTTTCTTTTCTTTTTTATAAGGTTCTGGTTTATGGTCGTATTTAGAATAAAATGCTCCAATACAATCNCNACANTCTATGCAACCATTTTCCTTACATTTTAAGATTTGATCATTAGCTATACTCATTATAATTTAGCCTTCATTTCTGAATCTAAGTCTTGATTTATAGCTTCAGCTTGTTCATCTTCGTATTTCTTAATACTTTTCTTCATTTTATTAAGTACACGTTGATAGTTTGTTTTAGATGTAGATTTTCTNAGTTCGTCTTTAACTAAATTTTTCTTCCCTTTGAAAGATTGATGTTCAATTAATTTAGCGAACTCAGCAGTTTGTTCATCAGAATAAAACTCTTCTTGTGGTAAAGCATCTCCAAGATATATATACCAACCTAAACCAAAGCCAGTCGCAATCGCCTTAGTTAAACATCTCATTTTAGTATTATTAATATCTACTGAACTTGGATTTTTAATCGCCTTATTATTATAATCTGTAACTGCTAAAAACATTTTCTTAGTATTATCGCCAATATA